CGTGATGAATAAGACGCTCCTGGCGGCTTATGAAAGCACCCCGATCGCGGCTTACGAACTCTGCAGCGTCGGTTCGGTCAGTGACTTTAAAGAGATCTCGCGGTACCGGCTGCTGGGTACCGGCGGCTTTGAAAAGATCGCCCCCGACGGTGAGATCAAACACGGCAAGCTTTCCGAGGATAAGTACACCAACAAGGTGGAAACTTACGGTCAGATGCTGACGATGACCCGCAACGACATCTTCAACGATGACCTCAACGCGTTCATGGACATCCCACGGCAGATGGGACGTAGCGGCGCCGAGGTGATCGACCACCTCTTCTTCACGCTGCTGCTGAGTAACCCGGCCGCCTTCTTCAGCATCGCCAACAACAATTACCTCAGCGGCGTCGACACCGCGTTTGGGGTCGATTCACTGAGCGTCGCCAAGACGACCTTTCGTAAGCAGAAGGCTGGGCCCGGGACGGCGCCGGTCGATCAGCGTCCGATCAACATCCGTCCCGAAATGCTCGTCGTCCCGGTCGAACTGGAGACCGAAGCCGAGGTGCTGATGGGGGCGTCGCAGCTGATGATGGACGGCGTGGGGACGAAGACGAAGATCCCGGTCGATAACCCGCACCGTAACAAGTACCGGGTGATCTCGGCCCCCCACCTCTCGGATACGTTTTACCCCGGGGCCAGTCCCAAGGCCTGGTACCTCTTCGCCAACCCGACCGTCCTGGCCGCGTTCGAGATCGTCTTTCTCAACGGCCGCCGGACCCCGGTGATCGAACGTGTCGACCTCCCGGCCAACAAGCTGGGGATCGGCTTCCGCTCGTACCTCGACGTCGGGGTCCAAAAGCAGGATCCCCGCGGGGCGGTCCTGGTCAAAGGCGAGGCGTGATCCTCGCCCATTCTCGATACGACGTTTCCTTTAGTTCGGTTCGTTTCACAACAGGATTAAGCAGCCACCATGACCAAGGCACAGTTCATTCATGACGGCGAAGTCATCGACTACACCCCCACGGCCGACGTCGCCGCCGGCAACGTCGTCGTGCTGGGGGATCTGATCGGCGTCACCAAACGCGACATCAAGGCCAACACCCTGGGTGGGTTGGCAACGGTCGGGGTCTTCGACTTCACGAAGGCCTCGGCCGAAGTGATCACCGCCGGGTCGAAGCTTTATTGGAACGAAGAGGACCAAGAGGCGACCGCGACCGAGGGGACCAACAAGTTGCTCGGTAAAGCCGTCGCTGCGGCAGGTGCCGGTACCGCGGTGGTGCGTGGCTTACTCACGCGTTAAAGCGGGCCGAAGTTCGTTGTTGGATGTTTCGAGTTTGTTTTCAGGTTTAGGAGCGACAGTGATGGAACGATGGTTATTCGTGGGCGGCATCTTGATGATCGCGATCGTGCTGCTGGCCGTGGGGTGTGTTGGCAACGGGCACCAAAACTCCGAAGGGGAATGCCCAGACGGCGTCTGCCCCGAGCAGGAGGTTTTACCGGTTGACGATCCCACCGGCTTCCCCGACAGAACGATTCCGCTGAGTCCGCAGTCGCCGGCCGATGTGACCCAGTTGGAACTTGAGCCACTCGCGGTCCCACGCGAGCCGCAAGACGCGCCGGAGGATGCTGAGCCTCCGGACGCCCTTTGAGGGGGCCTGCTAAGCGTTGTCTTCCTGTTTTTCCCGTCAAGCGTGATCAATCAAAGAGTACCCAAGCCGTGAATTCACTACGCATCGTCGCGACCCTTTGCTTATGCGGGATCGTTCTGTTCCCTGCGGCAGCGCAGGAGGTTCCTCTGCCGGAGCCGCCGGGTGTGAACCTCGCGGTCGATCTCCCCTCGGAGATCCGGCTTTGGTTTCGTAACCCCGATGGGAGCTGCGTGCAATGTTCGATCGGGATGCTGGGGGTCGACCAGAACATCCCGGCAGCGGCAACGCTGCTGTGGGACTCTCAGTATGGCCCACGGGAGCGGGGTGGTTCGGGCCCCGGGCGGGTCGCCCGCTACTGCGACGAGCGTGGGATCCGCGCGATCAGCGTCACCGGTTCCGAGACCGTGAAGTGGATCCAGTGGGCGGCAATGACCGGCCGTGGTGCGGCGATCTCGGCCGGATGGGCTCACGTCCAAACGCTGATGGGTTACGACCCGGCCACCAGGACCTGGTACGTCTGCGACAACAACACCCCCTGGAAGATCGATGCCTACGACAACGAGTCGTTCCTGCGGCTCCACCGATCCAGCGGCCAATGGGCCGTGATCCTCGATTACCCGCCTCATCCCCAGCGTCCGGTCTACCAGCGGTGGTGGTGATTTTCCCGTTTTACATCCCGTGCGTCCCGCTTTCCATGGAGTCTCAGTCGTGCGTTCACTGATTTTGATGTTGCTACTGGCCTGCTTCGCGCAGGGCTTAGGGTTTGCGCAGCAGCCCCCTCTACCGTCGGCCAAGTCGATCGAGGTCGATCAGGCCGAGGTGATGCGGATGGGGGACTTGGTCCAGGTCACGGCCGATGGGGAGTTTCAAAGCTCCGCTACCGCGGCCTTTGTCGAAGCGATGGGACCGCCCAAGGACGATGCCGGCAAGTGGTTCGTCACGGTCCTCACGACCAAGGACTGCTCCGCCTGCGACCAGCTCAAGCGGGACTGGGCCAGTAGCCCTTGGCTGCAGGCGCTCGCCAAGCCCGGTGACCCGGCCGGATCCTGGGCGCACTACAGCGTCTATGACAAGAACGACCCGACGCAGGCTTTCCGCTGGAAGGCGATCAAGGTCACCTCGTTCCCGACGATCATCGTCCAGCCCCCACGCAGCGGCATCTACGGTAGCCCCGCGACGGTCGTCTACCAGGATGTCTACCGAGGGGATCCGAAGCTGCAGGCCCAGAGCATCACCACGGCGATCCGAAGGTACATCGGCACGCTCCCCAACGTCTCGACATTATCGGGATCCAAGGGGGCAACGGCCGACAGTGGCTTTCGTCAGGGTCAGATCACGCCACCCTGGAATAACGAAGATCTGACCGCGCCGTGGAACAACGATCGACCGCTGCTGCCCCGGCTTCCCGATCCGGTGATCCCGCCCCTAACGGACCTGATCAAACCGTCGCTGGGCCTGGGATGGGGCTCGCTGGTGACGATCCTCGCCGGGGCATTTCTGACGCCGATCATGTGGGCGCTGGGGACCGCCAGCGCCGCGGTCTTGCGCGAAATCAAACTCCGCACCCCACCGCCGCCACCGGGGGCCGATCCGCAGCAGATCGAGAAGCTCGTCAGTGACTTATTCCAGCGGCTGAGCTCCGGCACCGAGGAAGAAAGCACCACCGCCACCAAGACCCGCAAACCGCGAGGGAGCTGATGACGATCAATCTCCTCGAACAAGGACAGGCCTGGCTTGCCCAGCAGCTCTCTGCTCACGCCGCCCGGCAGGTCGTCTACCGCCGCGGCGAACTGGGGGTCGAGCTGACGGCGGTGATCGGTAAATCGAGTTACCAGCAGGACGACGGCCACGGTGTCCTCACGCGGGCCCAGGTCCGCGATTACCTGATCGATACCAACGCCCTTTTACTGTCGATCATCGGCTCGCTCCCCAGGCCGGGTGACCGGATCGTCGAGATCGATGCCCAGCAGAGCTACATCTTCGAAGTGATGCCGCTGGGAGGGGAACCCCACTGGCGGTTCAGCGACCCGTTTCGGCTGAAGATTCGAATCCACACCAAGCAGATCGACGGCGGGTGATTTCCATGCCGCATCTACGCGTCCCGTTTTTTGACCTCCGTCCCTACGACAATCCACCACGCCAGGAAAACATGGCCACCATTTTGCAGATCGCCGATGGCGTCACTAGCGAGCTCAACACCGCCACCCTGTCGCAGCCGATTGCGGCGGAGCGTCACTTCGTCCCCAACTATGACCTGAAGGAGCTGGGGGTGCTGCGGGTCTCGGTCGTACCGATCGAACTCTTGATCATGGCCTACGACCGCGTTGCCAGTAAGTACAGCGCGCGGATCGACGTCGCCGTGCAGAAGAAGTTTGAACAGGGGACGAACCAGGAGATTGATCCGCTGATCGTTCTGATGGAAGAGATCGCCGATCTGTTCCGGCTCAAACGGCTTACCCAGATGCCGGAAGCGCGCTGCGTGGCGGTCGAGCATCCGGTCCTCTACTCCGCCGAACACTGGACCCAGAATCGCCTCTTCACCAGTCTGTTGTCGCTCTCGTTTCAATTAGCCCGATGATCCAGGTGAAGACCCAAGTCCGGCTCGACAGGACCAAGGTCATCAAGAAAGTCGAGCAGGCGAATTTCCGATCGCTCGGTCATGCCGGCGGCGCGATTCGCCTGACCGCACGCCGCAGTATCCGGCGGAGTAAAAAACCGTCACGACCCGGCACGCCACCCCACACACCCACCGGCCGACTCAAACGATCGATCCGCTACGAAGTGACCGCCAATGATGTCGTCATCGGCCCGGTCAACGAGATCGGGGGCAAGCTATGGAACCTGCACGAATTCGGCGGCCGGATCCGTGGGCGCCGCCTGCTCAAGGCCCACCGGTTTTCCCCCGGGGAGTTCGGTCCGATCCGCGTGAAAACCCAAGGGTTCAATGTCAGCTTTCACCGGATCCGACTGATCAGCGACGCCCAAGCCGACCGAGCCACCCGACTGATCGAGCAAGAGAACGAACGACGCAGCGGCGAGGTACGCAACTATCCCCAGCGTCCCTTCATGGGACCGGCACTCAATATCAATCGCCCAAGGCTGCCGAAGTTTTGGGCCAACTCGGTGAAACCTTAAGGACGTAGGGCCATGGCGGAAGTGAAGCTGGGTCTGGACGCGATTCTCAAAATCGACGGGGTCCAGATCGATAACTGCAAGGATCTGAGCGTCGCGCTGGAGAAGGCCGAGGCCGATGCGTCGACCCGTGGTAACAACGGCTGGAGGGCGACGGTCGGCACGCTCAAAGACGCGTCGATCGAATTCAACGTCCTTAATAAGACCGGCGACACGGTCTTCGCCACGCTGCAGACCCTGTTCATGACGGGTGACCCCTGTGACGTCGAGGTCTCCGATGCCGGTGGGGCGCTACTGCTGACCTGCGAGGTGATGCAGTTCAACGTCAACCAAAACCTCGAGGACGTGATCTCGGCTGACGTGACGCTCAAGCCGACGCAGTCGTCCACCGGCGCCGGGGTCAATGTCCCCGCCCCGGCTGGTAGCTCCGGCGGCAGCGGACAGGGTAGCTGAGTTTGATCGGATTCATCACAAGTAAGGAAAATTGACCGTGCGTAATTTTATCGATAGCAGTGGCCGGGTCTGGGTCGTCGACATCAGCGTCGCCACCATCAAACGGGTCCGCACCCTGACGGGAATCAACCTGCTGGAGGTGATCCAGGGGGAGCTGATCGAACAGCTCAGTAGCGACCCGATCCTACTGGCCGATTGCCTGTACGCCGTCTGCCAACCACAGGCGGTCCGCGAAGGGGTCAGTGACGAGGCTTTTGGACAATCCCTTGCCGGGGATGTGATCGACCGGGCGACAACCGCGCTACTGGAGGGATTGATCGAATTCTTCCCGGAGCCAAAGCGCCGTCTCTTGGAGAAAGCGACGGCGAAATACCGGCAGGTGCAGACTCAGGCACTCGCACTGGTCGAGGCCAAACTCGACAGTCCCGAACTGGAGGCAAAGATCCTGAAGGATCTGGAAGCGGAATTACGGCTGCCGGCGCCGAGCGACTGATCTACCGCCTGGCGGGGGTTGTCGGGGTCGATCCGGCGCCGCTCACGCTACGGCAGTTG